CTAAACCATTAGACGGAGCACCTGATGTTGAAAGAATAGTCTTACCATCAGCTCCTGCAGCACCAGCCGAGCCATTAGTACCAGGAGGACCGGGAAGGCCATCAACCCCGTCTACACCAGGAGCTCCATCTAGAGCAACAAGATCAACCGGACTACCATCTTCATTAAATAGGGCAATGGTTTCCAATACCCCAGTAGGATCCGGTGCAGGTAGTGGAATAATTCGTGCTTGTCGGGTCAACTGACTTCTCATTCAAATGCCTCCTTGTTAGCCTTGTAAGCAATATAAGCATCCATCAGAGCAGAGACGTTATCGATCTTCTCGTCCTGCCGCATCTTCAGCAGCTTCCGATTTCCGTTAGTATCCTCCAATGTAATCGCATTACCCATAGCAAAGGTCATCAGAGCCTGATCAAATATCAACATTCGATCTTCACTCAGAATCTTCAGCTCACCCAGAGGCACAGATTCTGTCTTAGCACCCTGAATCACCTTCTCAATACCAAACGATCCATTTTCAGCTTCCCATCGACCAACAAATTCTTTAGCATTGTATGGATCAAACCCTAGACACCGAACATCATACTCAGAGTCTACGACAAACTTATCCAGATCTTCATAGACTTCCATCATATCCAAAACAGATCCTTCCAAGACATGAAGACTACCTTCACGTGTGAACTCATCATACTTTGCGCGCATAGCACCCGGAAGCTGCATCAACGTACGAGTTGTGATGTAACTACGTGTCTTGACTCCGTATTTCTCATTACCAAGTGGGAACAGAAACGTGAATGCACAGAAGTCATCACCTTGTGAAAGGTCAGCACCCAGAGCACACGGCATTCCCCAGAACTCACGCGCGCGATGCGGGAGAGTTTCTTCATAGGTGAAGAAATATGTGTAGCCTTCCATAGGAATACCAAACCGCTTGGCCAAAATATCATTCCGAGAGGCAGGAGCTTTCTCAGCTCGCTCGACATCTAGATGATAAGTCTCGTATGAGACAGTTGCTCCCAAATTTGGTTGCGCTTTTACCCACATCTCTGGTTGATTGACTTCATCAAGATCATCCAACTTGTAATGCCAGATAGAAACATGCGGGGCCTTGTATTCTCCTTTGAGAATATCAGCAAGTTCCATCTTGATCGTATCGCCAGATCCATTACGCACAGTACCTTCTGAACTAATGGCAACAATAAGATAATCATCGAGCTTTGACGCACCCTGCTCTACTGCACCAACAATATCCTCACGCACATCGCCCGATAGCCACTCATCGATCGTTGAAATCTTAGGACGAAGACCCTGAAGCTTGTTAATAGTCATAGGCCGAACTTCAACAATAGATCCGGTAAGGAAATTCTCAATCCCCTTCTTTGTAGAGGCAAGTTTAACACGCATAGCGCGTGAGCCTGTGGTATTTTGCAAAGAACCTTCAGTCAAGAACTTGAACAAAGGTCCTCGCGCGCGTGTGATAGCTGTACGCATTGGGGATACAACTTCATCTGCCTGCTTCATCGTAGGCGCTGTTGTTATCTGATGTGTCGTAGACGTATCAACATTCAGAAAATAACTTTGAATGGTAGATGCGTACATAGACTTGGCGCCGCCCCGAGCAACAATGAGATACTGCTTGACAATTAGACGTTTTTTGATAGTTTGCTGAACATAGTTACCGCCATGATTATCTTTCGACGGCACATAGACACTTCGCTCAACGAAATAATACCATCCGAAGATCTGCTCAGCCCAAAGCTTGAACGTCTCGAGAAGATATAAATCTCCACCGTCTGTCAGTGTCAACTCGCCTTCACAATAACGAACATAACCTTCAACCGCTTGATCATCATAGTAAATATTAGGATTAGCAATGAGCGCATCAATACGGTTCATCTCCATACCAATCTCACGGTTTACCGGGATCTCGCCACGGAGAACTGCGTCACGGAATTGACCGTAATATACTGGAGTTGCCGTATTGGATAAGCTCATACTACCTCCTAGATGTATTAGCCTCTAGTAAAGCCGCGATAATCTTCTTACCATTATTTGTAAACGGATCATCACCAAGATCTTTAACTTGTTTCTCAAGATTCAAACGAGTAGATAAAGCTTTCAATTCTTTATTCGATAGAGAATCAATACCACTCTTTTTACCCTTTTGAATAGCTATCTTCGTATCAAGAGCATCTTTGTGTACAGGCTGATTCTCTCCGCCCTTGGTTTGAACTTTTGTTTTACCCTTCTTCAGAGTTGTTGTAATCTTGACATCCTTTGGCGCAATACGCACCACGTTCTGTGCTTCTACTCGTGCTTTCTGATTCGAAATAGCGGTGGAGAGACGTTTACCCCACCTCATCCCCTTAACCCCATGATGGGAGAGAATATCGTCAACTGCTGTACTCATACTCACCTCCGGCATCGAGTCGTAGGAATTCAAACGAAATTCGGGTCCAGCATAATCATCTACCCATAAAGCAACTCGATCGAAGTGTACGCCATAGAATTGACGATCGTTATCAAGCTTCTTAGCAGGAGTTGCAGGATAACCTAATGTCAAATGGGGTACCCACTCTGGAAACTGATCTTCGCTGATATGAGCTTTGAAAATTGCGTCATTCTTCAGAAGAGAAGCTCGAAATTCCTTAAGTCGAGGTAGTTCCCAATTATCTCGAAAGAAAAGAACATCGGCCTCATCAGCACCAAGCACACCACGATGATCAACATCGAGATAAAAAGATTGTAGAGTTGTCTTAGCAGCATGGTCAAGAAAGTTGAGAATTTGATCAATGTTCTGAACCTTAGCTACCTCACCGAGAAAAAGAAGGGTAATGTGAGGAACCTTCTCACTGGAAATCTTCCATACTAAATCATCTTCAGTTGGGATTGCTACGATGACTAGATTACTCATCAAAGATCACCACAGCTGGTGGATCTGGGTCTACCCATTGAGTCTCTTCACGATATGCGTTAAGGCGCCACTCAAGTTCAGCAATCTGTTTATCAAATGCTGCAATAAGATACGACGTAGTCGGTGGATCAAAAAGTTGACGAACTTTAAGATAGACATAAGTCTTAACCAAATTTAGTCTATAATCATTGTCAATAAAAGCATCCCACTCCGCCGTATCATCCTCGATCATAAAACCATCGAAGGGTCCGATCCCCAACTGATTGAGTGTAGAGAATGTTGAATTAATATGAGTAATGACATCAAGATCAAATACTGTGTATTCAGGAGCAAGACCGAGAATCTTCTTAGTACTATTAAGAATACTCTGTTCCATCTCCGCACCCCCTTTCGTAAGTTACCAAAGACGTGTATCTCCGGGCTGTCGATCGACAAATGGTTTTGCAAGAAGTTTTGAGTCGCCATAATGAATAGCGTTATGTGTTCGCTTAGATGTTGTTATCAAATACTCGGGATCGAGGATCCACCACGAACCAACTGCAAGATCTTGGACTGTAACTGGATTCATGTGATGAACTAAAAGTCGGGTTAGAATCTCATAACCAGGAACACCTAAATCACAACCCTCATCTCTGAGAATAACTTGACTACGAACATCATGCCATTCTCGAGATGCATAAAAATCCTGATTCAACCATCGATCGAATCCAAAAGTATTTGCACCAACAATACCTTTGAGAGAAAGATACTCGAAGCGTTCTTCAAAAGTTTTTAAACGACGAAGTTCGGAATATGACTTCACGAAGATTGAAACGGCGTTGGAATCTTGCTTAGATGTTCGGAACACACCCTAACAATTATTACTTTCCGATGATCATTCAACGTTCCAACATCTCTTAGTTTCTCCGGCATACTACCAACAGGACTTGTAAAACACCTAACTGATTTACCATTACAGAAACTACAAGTCGGCATCCTCGTCCTCCTCATCCTGTGACTCTTGAGCATTACCAGAATAAGTTTGCATTGCAGTGAGTGCTTGGAGATACAACTCCTCCACTCGAGCCTGTGCTTCAATCTGTTCGCGCTTGACCTGTAGCAATTCATTCTCGTGCGAGATGCGTTGCTGTTCAAGTGATTCTCGAGACGATCCTAGTTT